CTCAGATTTAAGGGTATCGTATCTATTTATAGCCTTGTTTTTCCACCAAGCAACAATATTATTCAATTCATGTTTATGATAATTTTCACCAGGCAATAATTTATCTGTCTTACAGTTCATAAAATCTACCATATTACCAAAACCATAGTCTGAAGTATAATATCTTTTCTTTTCTGTCAACCCTTTAGCGTTCTCAATCGTTAGCTGGAATGCCTCCCCTTCAGAACTACCTTTAAGAGCCGCTTTAGTCAAAGCTATAATCTTGGTAAAGGTTCTAAGTTTTCTACTAGTGGTTGATGTATCACCAGCCAATAAATCTCCAGTAAAACTTTCCACATACTCTTTTAGTTTATGATATCTTGGTCCATGCATCATTGGTACCATATCAGATTCGGTAAGACCTTTATAACGAATGTATGGTTTCATACCATCATATTGTGATACTGCTTTTGTAGTACCATACAAACTGGTAGTCTCAAACAGGCAAAGTTCCATACCATATTTCTTGTTACACATTTCTCTGACTGTATGTGAGGTACAGATGGCAGATAACAACTTACCACCAAGGTAATTGAATCCAAAGGGTTGTGCTGGTACGATAACAAAACCCATAATAGTAGATTGATTGAATCGTTTGGCTGTGTCTGGATCTTGAATCCAAACATGATTTAACAATTCATTTCTTGGTTTCATATAAATTACTGGTGAACCAAGACGAATGAAACCTAGAATCTTTCCTGTGTTCTTCTCTTTCACAGCTAATTGTATATTTCTACCAACTGGTGCCTTGTTGACATGGGATGATGTAATAGCAACCAATGTTTCCCATGTATCATTTGGTATCTCACACACTTCAATATCCATGTCACTTGGGTGCATGGAGAAATCTGAAAATAAATCATCTTCTGGAGGAAATAACGAGGCTGGTATTTCAGCCACAGATTTTAGTTTCTCATCACGCATGTATTGTTCAATACTACCCATGTCACTAAAATATTCATGGAAAGCATTTGAGCAATACAATGCCTGTTCTCTAGTCAAGTTCATACTTTAAATCCATCAAATGATTTCTTCTTTGTTCGTTCACGGTCACCAAATGTATTAACTGGTTTATCTACAATACCGGCATCAGCAAGGCCATCTTGTCCGGATTGTTCTACATCATATAATCTCATCTTTGCACGGTCAACACCAAGTGTAAATCGTTTATATAGTGTCGGATCATTATAACGATTCTTCAACTGTTTTACCATAATCTGTCCAAGTTCTTCTAGTTCTTCGGAAGAAATCAAAGCAAACATCAAGTCAGCGGTTGCTGGCAAACCAAAAGACTCACTTGTGTCCTCAAGTCCGGGATCGGAACTGGTAAAACCCGACCGAGTTGTTTGTGTAGCCGAAACAACTGGTACTCCGCATTCAACGGCAAGACCTCGCAATTCTTCGGCAATCGACTTGACATAGGTATAAGAGTTGATGTTTGATCCAGGTTTAATACGAGAAGAACAACAGATATTGAGGTAATCAACGAAAATAATATCAGGTACAAAAGATTTTTTAAGATTGAGTTCATTGAGTAATGTTCTAAAGTGTGTGACGGAAGCAGATGCGGTTGGATATTCTTTGATGATTAACTTACCAACAACTTTCTCTCTCAGTTTGGCAATCTTCTTATCATACATATCTTTTGGTAAATTCACCAAGTCATCAATGGTCACATTCAATAAGTTTGCATCTATTCTTTCTGCAATCTTTTCTTCAGCCATTTCCAAAGTGATATAGAGTACATTTCTACCCTGCGACATAGCTCCAGCGGCACAATGGCACATAAAAAGTGACTTGCCAACACCAGTGCCAGCAAGAGCAATATTGAGTGTCTTAGTAGGAAGCCCACCTTTTGTAATACGGTTAAAGAAATCCAAATCAAAAGGAATTCGTTCTTCTTTTCTGTGGTAAAATTCATATCGTTCATCGCTGTTCTCCAAGTAATCATGGCCAACCGAGTTATCGAAACTTACGGCCAGAGCGTCCGATAGTATCTTGGGAATCTGACCTTTCTCATGTGTTTTGTCCTTACCGTCCAAGATTGAAATAGACCCCAATACAGCGTTGTATATGGCCTTCTCTTGGCAGAATTGCTCGGTTTTGTCAACAAGCCATTGAATCTTGGATTCTTCGCCTTTAGTTTGTTCAATCTCTTTGAGAGTAGTCTCACATCTCTCAACTTCATCAGCTGTAAGATTACGCCTTTCTTTGACGGCCAATACAACTGCTTCAATCGTTGGTGTTGAATTGTAAGTGTCTGTGAACGATGAAATCTCATTAAAAATTGTCCTATCGGTTCTATCAGTAAAATAATCTTCTTTTAAAAATGGTAATACTTTTCTGAGGTAATCTTCATTGTAAATTAGATTCTTTAATATCGTCTGTTCCAGTTTCATCAATAATTTCCTGTTCAATATTGGATGACATTAATTCCACCAACAAGTCACCGAGGTAGTTTTTAAAGTCATCATCTTTTTCCAGTTTAGCTGGCTTCTTAACTGGTGATTCTAACACATCATAAGCAAAAAGTAAATAGACCTGGTCATTTTCTTCTTTAAATTTTACTTTGCCATATTTGAAAATGGTACCTGTATAAGGTCCTTCCAAAAATTTAATATGTACCGCTGTACCATCTTCTTTTGGATAGATGAAACAATAATCTATGCCTTCAGTCATTCCATTTCTCCGTTTGTTCAAATGATTGTTCCTGTATTGTTTTTTCACCAGTTACTTTTCGTGGTGAAGAACACATAGGACAATTAGGTACACCACAATCTAGTGCATGATGTTTGGCTAACTTGTGTGGCTCTTTAATTTCCATACCATGTGTCTTGGCAATCTTAGTTTGTTTCTTAATTGTGTTTTCTGTTTTCAGAATTCGTTTCGAATGTTTGATTCTACTTTCTTCATCACTCATCATTCAACTCCATTGGATGTTTCTACCTCAAATGTTTCATGTATATCACTCGACATAATGTTACCTGAAGCAACACGGTATTTGTTCTCAACGAAATCCTGGAATGATTTGTCTTTGATAATAGGCATCCAGAATTCTTTTGTATCTGTATCTTTAATACGATATTTCTTTTCTTCTATAACCCCTGTTTCGGTATCAACTTTGCTGTACCAGCCATTCGTTGGCTTGACCACGTGCTTGGACTCAAGTGCAAGGTCAAGTAGACCAGACCACTTAGAAATACCACCATCAAAAGATACAGTAACAGGGATTTTCGATTTTTCTTTAACATATCTAGATTTCTCCACATTAATAATGAAGTTATAACCGATAACATCGGTACCTTCTTTTTCTTGCTGACGGCCAATAATAAAGATATTATCAGCAGAGTAATAAGAACCTGTACCACCACCAACAATTGCTTTGGGGAACATTCCAATTTCCATGTATGTATGATTAACGACAATCATTGGAATATCCTTTAAGTTCAAGTGTGGAGTTACCATACGGAACAAACTCTTAACTTGTTTAGCTCTGGACATGTCAGCAACTGATTTGCCATCAAGTGCATCATCAACTTCTTTCTTGGATGCCAAGTTTCCAATTGAATCAATAACGATAATCAATTTATCACCACGTTCCAATTGTGTCAACTGTGACATTATGTCGAACTTCAGCTGCTCAATATCAGTAAGGGGAGTATGCAAAACACGGTTAGTATCAATACCGAAACTATCAAAGTAAGATTGTGGTGTACCAAATTCAGAATCATAAAAAAGTAAAGCAGCATCTGGATATTTGTCCATATAAGATTTAGCCATCAATAACGAAAATGCTGTCTTAAAATGTTTGGATGGACCAGCCCACATTGTAAGACCTGGAGTTAAACCACCATCCAACTTACCAGAAAGTGCCACATTAATAATAGGCACAGCGGTTTGAATCATATCTTTGTTGTTAAAGAATTTAGATTTCGCTAGAATAGCCGAATCTTTAATCGAACTGTTCTTTTTAATTTTGTCAAGTATACTCATTTATTATCCTTCTCTTTAAATGCAAATGGTTCATTATAATCATACTTAGGTTCAAGTGTTTTAATAGGTACATGATGTTCTTCATAAACACCTGGAGCATGATGTACTTCTATCATTTCATGTGTTGGTTCTGTTATGGCTGGTATTGTTTCACCAGACATTCCATCTATAACAATTAGATTATCTTTTTCCACGTTTACTGTTTGTTGTTTAGGAACAAATACAGGTATTTCCAATTCAGGTTCTTTAACTGATTCAGGTATTACATCAGCAACCTTTTGTACAGTAAATTCTTCTGGTAAAGGTTCATCTAAAATTAAATCTGGTTGTTGCCTTGGTTGTGGTTGCATTGACATATTGGCAGCAATCAATAACAATATAGCCAATGGATCAAACACAACCATAATCAACATAATGACAAGGCGTACTGCTTTATCAATAATATCTTTATCACCAGAACCATAGATTAATTCGGCCACATACTTAATTGGTCCAAAATCTGACTCCGCTTTCTGTAACTCAATTTGAATAGGAAACCTTTCTTCATTAAGTTGACTAATTGTTTTCTGGTTGGCTTCGATTTCTTTGGCAAGGGTTGCACGGTCACGTAATTGTGATCTACGTACAGCGTTTGCCTTATCAGCACCTTTTTCATCTGTACTTCTACCCATGATTTGGTCGACAGCTTCATCCATCTGTTTAAGTTGTTTGCGGTTAGCATCTATATTTTCTTTAATGACTTTAATTTTTTCATCCAACATTTGCACTTTGCTTGCCATTGGTGCAGTATCAGATGAATGTTCTAAGTGTGCCTTTGACAAATAACCAAAGATACCCATACTAGTAATCAACATCAAAATAATACATGCGACCGTTAGGTATGATTTCATACCAATATGTACAACTTTCCAGTTTTGATATAACCAGGAAACAGTTACGAGCTTGGCTGCTTCGAGTACCGTACCCATAATGATAATTGGCCAAAAGGAACCAGGAAATATTGCTGCCAGACCTATGACAGAGTAATAAGCAGCAACACCTGATAAGGCCATTGCTGTCAGAAATGTTAGAAAAATCATCCGAAAAAGTCCATAAGTGAGTTAGTTTTCTCTGGTTGCCATTGCATACAATCCAAAATTACACGGATTGGATCCAGAAATGCTTTGTCGAATTGTACATCATAATCGATATAGTTGTCAAGCCCGAATTCTTTCGGTAATCTGGATGGATAGGAAACAACATCTGATTTAAAATGATTCGGCATCTTCAGATAGGTAAACTTAATCTTTTCACCTTCTTGTATACGAGGATACTTCTTTTCTAAGTCAAGTAGTTTTAGATTGTGGTTATAAATGATAGCACCACGAACATGAATTGGTGTGCCTTTTTTGAACAAAGTTACCGAATCGGAATAAGTTGCCAAACCATTCATACCACGTGGGAAAGATATTTCTTCTGGTGGTAACTTTTTGAATTCTTCTTTGAATTTGGCAATAAAGTTTTGTACATCATCTTCTGTACCAGTCATCATTAACTTAATTGCTTCTTTCATCTTCACACGAATGGCTGATGGTGTGGATGATTTAACCATCTCAAGACCCATCACTTTCATGTGAGGTTCGGCATACTGAACACCTTCGTTATTGTATACATTTAGAATATATCGTTTCTTGGCAGTCCATACACCTTTGTCGGATAAACCTTCCCGTTTCATCTGCATCTTCTGGTCATAGGCGTGAACATAAACAGCCAGCTCTTCATATGATTTGTCAATATAAGGTTGTAGTTTTTCTTCACAGATTTTATCCATGAGAGCAATTACTTTCTGTTTGTCGGACTTATCTTTGATGAACTTGTCAACCAACTCACCCATACGGAGATAGATTGAATCGGTGTCAGATGCAATTACATAATCTTTTTCTGTACCGAGTAGTTTGTTCATGTAGGCATTTATCTTAGCTTCAATCCACCGAATAGACAACTGACCAGCAGTAGTGACCCCAAGAGCCATTCGTAAATCATAAAAACGGAAATACTGGCTACCAAGAGCACCATAAGCAGAGTTAAGAGAAACTTTCTTTGCAAGTTGTAGGTTGTTAAATCTCGCAACTCGCTTGTCAATTTCATATCGTTTTCGTTCATCTTTTTCATTCTCATACTCCTGTGATGCCTTCAACATCATTTTCTTAAACTTCTTGCGGTCTTCATACATCTCTTCCATCATCTTAGGTAAGAAACCTTGAATGTCGGTACGGAAGAATTGTCCGTTTGGTGTAATTGTAACATTAACCAGCCTGGAAGTGTCTACCTGTTTCATTAACATCTTGTCAACCGAAACACCAGACGAAAGTACCTCACGCATTTCAGGTGTGTAATCTGTAGGATCAATTAGA